CTGGAGTGTTTTGTGATACTCCAGGAACTGCGTTTGCATCTTTTTTATCAGACTCTTTTGGTTTACTTCCTGGTTTATATGGAACCAATGAGTTAGTTTTTAAAGACGCTTCAGAATCAAATGCAATATACTCATCGCCTCCCATAGACTTATCAGTCCCTTTATAAAAGAGCTGAACCATTACCATATTCTTAGATTTGTCCCAAGTTAATTCGTAGTCATCTATGTTGGGATTATCTTTCTTCCGCCGTTCAACCTCAGCGGCAGCCATTTGTTCTAATTTTTCTTGATTTTGTTTTTCAACGCGTTTGTTTTGTCTATCTTTTTTTCTTTGTTCGGCTTCAGAGATGCTTTTGTCTGCATTCGCTATCATCTCTTTTCCATATTCCATAATTCCAGATTTTAGTCCTCCTAACCAATCCGGCATGGATTCGCCAACCTTGACGATCATCTCTCCAACTGATTTTTTTAAACCAGAAGCAAAAATTTTAGCGTTGTCAACTAGATCGCCTAAAACTCCCTTAACTGATTCATATTTCTCTTTAAAATACTTTGGAAGCGTTTCCATAAAAAAGTCAGGGATGGTTTCAAATAGAAACTTTGGAATGTCCTCGATTACAAATTTAAAAGCTGGTTCTAAAAAATCACTTATTTGTTCTCTTTTTTCCCTAATAAATTTCAATATCATTGGGTAGACCGCAAACAAAGTAAAGGCAACTAAACCAGCTATGGAAGATAAAAACCCACCTTTTTCTTTTTCGTCTTTAGATCTTAGTGTCCCTCCTGGAGTAGGAACTGGATCTGCATTTGGTTTTGGTCCTATATCAGAGAATTTTTTAATTAAAAATTGGAAGATGCTATCAACCGTGGTAAAAATTTCTTGTAGCTTTTCAAAAAGGGTGTTTTCAAATGATCCTTCATCTGATTTAATTGCATCTTCATTTTCTAACTGTAATATTTTCTCTTTTACATTTTTTTCAGAGACAAATTTCTTTCCGAAGAATTTCTCACCAGTTCCTCTATATCTCTGAGTTTTTTCATGAAATTCTATTCCAAGCCTATCTAGTTTTTCTTGAGTAATTTCTACATCACCAATATCCGGTTTAACTTTTTCGGCATCTACCTTCTGGGCTTCAGGCTTTAAATTAATTTCTTCTTCTGGAGATTTGATTTCATCTTTTGCAATAGCAACAGCATCTTTTAATTCAACCACTCCCTGTTTAAGATTACTGATTTCTGTAGAATGTTCAGATATAGTTTTGTCATGACTATCAATTTTATCGTTTATTTGATTGAAATAAACTTCAATGTTTTTTGTTTCTTGTTTTCTCTCTTCTTTATCTTTATCAATAGAAGTTCTTACTTCTTCGTACGAAACTTTACGCTTATTTCTATTCGCTGCCGGGTTTTCAAGTATACTAAGTTTATCGTTTAAACGATTAAAGATGCTGGTAATACTTCCCAGCACTCTTAGTTTTGCTTTAGTTTTTCTCATTATTTCTTAGTTGCCCAGGTTGTAAAGCCCATGTACGCGCCCACAACAGAAGCCATAGCTATGTAAAACATCTCAAACACATTATCTACAGCTTTGATTCTTTCAATTGAAACAAAATCAGATAACAAAATGGTAGTTAAAGCTACCATTGACCACATAGCTAGCCATGCCATTCTTCTTCTGTTTTTAAATCTAGTTTTAGTTAAATCAATTTCCATAGGTGTTATCTTTCCATCATTGTCTACATCTATAGTTTCTTGTTCGTCTGACATTATTTGTACGCCTTTTCTCTTCTTTCTTTTTCTTCTTTAAGATATTGTAAAAGCATCTCTACATATATGTCTCGTTCAAACGGTATTAAATTCTCTATTTCCTCTATCGAATAATTATGGTGCTGAGCCATAGCAAAAACAGTAGTATAGTAGTTCTTCAGATTAGTATGACTCAGCCCTACGTAAAAAAATCCTGTACCGAATTAAGTACAATAGTCCTTTCGTTTCCGAGAGAGTTGGTATATTTAATTTCGTGATATAACTTAGGCATAGTCATAAAAAAGTCTTCTATTTTCTTGAATGTCTTTGTGTCTAAGTTCTCTAAAAACTCTATCAATTCTTGTTCCGTGCTGTCTTTAGCCGGATAAACGTTTTCTGCATCATAGATCACATCTATCGTATGAATTAGAATTTTATTTAATAATTCAATTTGATCGGTTACATCTGCCATTTTTTCTGTAACTTTGACGCTTGGATACTTCAATACAATTCCAACTTCGTCATTTACCTTTATTTTTGGATTGTTCTTTTCATCGAATTTTATTTCAATTTCATCTAAATCCAATTCAAAGTCATATATTTTCTCATCCTCGGTATCCCTGTATCTGAGTTTCACTACGTTATTAACCGACCTAGCTCTGAGTTTTAAGAAAATATATTCTAGGTCAAATGTTGCTAACTCATCTACATCAATATCGTCAAAACAGCAGTTATTGATTATTTGCTTTAATGAAAACAGAATATCATTGTTATCTTGACCTTCTTGAGCAGTCAACAGTATTTTTTCTTCCTTTACAAGAAAGGGTCTAAATCTCTTTTGATCTTGAGTTGATGGAATAGTGATAGTAAACGTAGGTACTGATATTTTAGGTAAAGCCATGATATACTCCTATATTAAAAGAAATTAGTTAGTCCGCCGCCAATAACATTCGCATTGTTCAATACGTTTATAGAGTCAGCTATATTTTGTGGTTTTCTGATAGCCATAACTGTTTGAGCAACTGTTCCAAGTTTTAGTAGTTTTTGTAGTGTAGTTAATCCAGGATTGGTATCTAGGTTATAATTTGGTGTGATTCTATTTGTAGACCATGTCTTAAAATAGAATCCTACTCCTATATTCATAAAATTATTTTGATCTGCCCAATTCATTGGAATGTTTTGAATTACGTGAGGAAAACATTCATCTATAGTGTATTCTATGACCTTATCAGACTGGTTATTAAAGACTAATATGTTTATCTGGGCAATGTAATCTTGTTTATATGAAACCTTATAGAATCCAGAATAGTTCTTAGTATTATCATAAGCAACAATTCTATTGATCCAGTTCTGGAAAAAAGTTAGTATTCTTCCTCCAGAATCCCCTATGAAATCCAAGTTCATGTCATTAAAAATCGCAGTGTATGGGAATAATTCCAATGGTCCAATTCCTCCTGGTACGTTTCCATCTACTGCTAAATTGACACCAGGAAGATCTGCTTTCATGCAAAAAAAGCTCATTGACTGTGGAGATAGGCCAATTCTTCCAGCCTCTTGAGCCGCCTTTGAACCTCTAGGATTTATCGTCACCAAAAACAGATTAGTAGGTGCAACACCATAGACGCCAATACTGCTTCTAAATTCCTCTATATCAAAACCAGCAGAACGTCTTCTAGGTTGCGTGGTATTTAATCCTATTGTGTCACCAAACCTGCTTGTAATTCTATCGACAAAGGTAGTCGGACCTGGCATTACACATTCCTCTTCTTATTAATTTGGTTGACGCTATCTCTCCATACTGCGTCTTGTGACTTCTTTTGAAATCTTTGCAATGGTAAAAATAAAGCTAATTCCCATTCTGAAGGTGGTATCATTATAATTTTAGATCGTACGTTGGCATGCAGGTACGAGTGCACGCACGGGGAAAAAAACTTTAACGTTCTTTTAGATTCTAATACTTTATAGGTTAAGCTCTGCAGTCTAGTGGAATCTTTCGAAAAATCTCTAGAATTTGATAAGGAATATAGACTATCCATCAATATTGCCCTGTAAGTGTAGGGTAAATAGTGTAAATTTAGTCCATAAAACCCACCTTTTACTATTCTAAAAGGAAAAACTATTGGAAAGGTGTCATAGAAAGGCAATTCTTTTCTATGTTTAGGCATATAATTGTATAGAAACAGTTTCCCTATATACGAAGCTTGATTTATAGAGGATATTTTTTTACCATGCTCCTCTATAACTTTAGTGGGAGCTACCTGATTTCTATTCACAGAAAAGGCTTTTTCTCTAAACCAGTCTCTAGAGTCTTGTTCTCTCTTAAAAACCTGAGTTCTACTCTCATTCAATATTCGAGTATAAACATCATTCATTATACTGGTATCCCTAGTTCTTTTTCGGTGGCTAACATGAATTTCCAACCTTTATTGGCACAATATTTATGTGCGGCTTCCCATTTAGCTTGGTTTATACCCCACGTTTGAACCTCGTATAAATATCTTTTAGTTATTTCTTTCCGTGGCACCGGTGGAATTGTCTGTGTTTTTGGTTTAACCTCTATGACTACCGTTTCTATGATTCCTTGAGTGTTTCTTTTCTTCACCCAAAAATCAGGAAAGTAACGATGTACTCCTCCATCAATTGGAGATTTATAAGGAATAAAGAATTCTTCGCTTGCCCACTCAAGAACGTTTTGGTTTCTATCCAAATAGGTCATTAATTTTAGTTCATATAAAGACCTATAAATAATATTAGTAGGATTACCTTTATATTTCTGTGGGTACTTTGGTTTAAAATATCCTTTGTAACTCATAAAACTATTTATAAAAGGAAAATAAATGTCATTTGATCGTCTTGAATACTCAACCGGAGCGGGTAGTGTAGGCTCCTTAGGTTTAAAATCTTCTTCAGCATTGACCACAAATTTTTCAGGGGCTTTGGGAGATAACCTAGCAAAATCAGGACTATCTACCAGCACAATTACCGCAGTTTCAAATCAATCCCTTAGTAATCTAGTCAAGTTTAATGGATCAGATTTAGACTTAAGTGGAGGATATTCTCAGGCTGCTGCTAAAAAGGCATTTGATAACAGATTGTCTGGTTTAAGTTCTTCAACTGAACCTACTCAAAAAATATTTAATTCTCAGAAGGGAAATCAAAATCCAGCACCCGATGTATATCCTAACAACTTGGGTCAAGAACATCTATTAATAGAATTTTTGGAATATAAGAGACCATCTCCGATTCAAGAGGCGAATACAACTGCTGTATATTCTTGCCAGTTGCCATTGCCAAAACAGATCGGAGAAACTTTCTCTGTCAGGTTAAACCCTCAAGATACTGGACTTCTTGGTGCCGGCGTTGCTGGATTAGAATCAATCGGACAAGAATTAGGTCAGTCTTTTGAATCATTAAAGCAACTAGGTCTAGGCGGAGGACCAGACAGATCGATGAAGGATTTAGGCAACGATTCAATTGGGTTAGGTTATCAAGCCGCAAAGACAGCGGTAAGCGGAGTAAGCTTAGGTGGTATTAGCGGGGAACAGGTTGCAGGAGTCATAGGTCAAAAGTTTGGAGCAATTCCTAATCCACACATATCCGTATTTTTTAATGGAGTAGATGTCAGACCGGCAATTGAGTTTTCTTGGTTATTTTCTGCAAGGAGTAGATCTGAGGCTGAAAAAATTAAAAAAATTATAAAAGAATTTAAAAAAAGGGTACTTCCTCCAGTGTCTGCAAGTTCTCAAAATATAATGGGTTACCCTCAAATGGTGAAATTAACTTTAAATCCTTGGGGAGGAGATGATACACTTCCTCGCTATAAAAAAGGTTTAATAGAATCTATTAATGTTAACTATACTCCAAATGGACCTGCATTTTTTGAAGATGACAAACCTGTTTTTGTAGTATTTAGTTTTCTATTCCAAGAAATTGAAGTTTGGACAGCTAACGATTATGGTGGAAGTCCAGTAGATGCTGTAGGCGCTATCGGAGAAACTTTAGACAAACTAAAGAAAGCTGCCACATGAAATACTTCGCTAACTTACCAGTCATTAATTATGCAAATAATTATGTGAGAAATATCTTAACTAGAGTTAAGATGATGGATCAATTCAGAGATAACACTGCTGCTTTTTATCCTTTTATTTTAAATGAAAGTTCTCCATCTGGTGTTCGTCTAGAACACTTAGCATATGACTACTATGATGATGTAGATGATGTGTGGATCATACATTTAACCAACGATATAATTGATCCTTATTATGATACCTATTTAAATACTGAAAATTTTGACAAATATATTACTAAAAAATATGGTTCGGTAAGAAACGCAAATAGGAAAATATTATTTTATAGAAATAACTACGATCAAGACGACCGTGTTATTTCTGAGGAAAGCTATAATCAACTTTCTGGAAAGGTAAAAAAATATTGGTCTCCCAGTGTAAATTTTGATGGAAAAATAATTGGTTATCAAAGATTGGCAGATGATACGACAATATCGACTAATATGATATTGACCGTTGAGGTGGCACTAAACTCTAATACTACATTTGTTAAAGATGAGAGAGTCGTACAACAAACGACTGGAGCTGAAGGTTTTATTACATTTAGTAATACGTCAGTCTTAACTCTTCAGCATATTACAGGTTCTTTTTCTTCAAACTACAATATCGTTGGAGATACATCGTCTGCAAACGCGTCCGTAACCTCGGTTAAAATGATTACTGCAGGAAATGATGAATCTGTATTTCAAACTTTAGATGAAAATGAAGTTGCTTATTTTTCTCCTGTTACGGCATATGATTATGAAAATGAATTGAATGAACTTAAAAAGAATGTGAGTTTGCTAGATTCTAAATTTAGATCCACAATATATACTAATTTTTATGAGCTAATGAACGAAGACACAAATGGCTAATAAAACGTTTTTATCTGGTGACATCAATATAACTAAATTAGAAGTAATGGGATTAAAGGGTGGGGCTCCATTTCCATTACTAGGAATAGCATATTCTATAGACATATATGAATCAATTCTAAGCCCAATAATGACTGCTGAAATATCAGTTCGTGATGATTTAGGAATAAGAGAATCGGTTCCTATTATAGGAAATAAATCCAAAATAAAAATTGAGTTTGATGTTCCAAAACAGGGATCTAGAGTAATAGAGATGGTTGTCAGTGAAGTTAAAGCTTCTGCCACTTCAGACAACGCACAGGCATCGGATTACGTTTTAGTTTGCTGTTCAATGGAAATATTAAACAACTCATCTGAATATTTCAAAGGCTCATTGGTAGCTAGTCATATAGATGATTATGTAAAGAAGATATTAACTGACAAACTTAAAACTAGAAAACGGATCAATATTGATCCTAAAGGTACTAAAGGTACTCAAACACTAGACCTTCCTGTAATGAAACCATTTCAGGTTATAGATAAATTAAAAAGAAAAGCGGTATCTAAAGTTTATAAATCAAATGTATATGTTTTCTTTGAAAATAAAGACGGATTTAATTTTTTCCCAATAGAATACTTAACAGCTGAAGCAGCAAAAAAAGCCAAAGTATCATTCGCATTTGATAGCGCAGTTCAATTTAATGTGCTATCAATGACATATAGAAATGTTTTATCGTATACTCACATGGCGCAACAGTCTACTGCTAGTTTAGTACATGAAGGGGCACTAAATAACAGAACTTTTTCGTATGATCCTAGAACAAAATCTACTCAGATTACAGATTATAAATCATCTAGTAAGGAATTTAAAAAAGGAAAGGGTGATAAGGATTTGATACCTGGAGAATTAGAGGGCGACTATGGTAAGAAGCCAGGAAAAACATATCATCATATACAGAGTTCTGTAAATCCAGATACGTATTTAGTTGATAAATTAGGAAAATCAAACGCCTTCATAGAACAACTTACACAGAACATAGTCAGAATAATGGTTTGGGGTGATCCCTCTCTTACTGCAGGCGATAGAATAGATGTAAAGATACCTACGCCAAAGGGATTAACTAAAGCTAAAAATAAACAAGATGTAGACTCTTCGCCTTTAGTATCAGGTGAATATCTCATATCACACTTAAGACATATTATTTCTAAAGTTGGAACAGACTTTAGATATTTTTGTTCTATGGAATTGGTCAAGCCGTTCTATAGCAGAACTGGAGCGTAATAATGGATAATAGATTTTTAGGCGAAAGTGGTTTTCCTTGGTTCTTTGCAACCGTCGTAAATTTGCTGGATCCTGATAAGATGGGTCAGGTTCAGATACGAATACAAAATCTACATGATGACTACCTAGATGAAGAGCTTCCATGGGCCATACAGGTAATGCCACCAAATATGGCCAGTTTTGAAAATGCAAGCTTGACATATCCAGATGGCCCAGAGCATGAAGAGGTGGGCGTGTCTCCTACTGGAATAATGTTAGGAAGTACAGTCATAGGTTTTTTTGCCGATGGAGCCACAGCAAGAGTTCCATTTATAGTAGGAACTTTTCACGGTATTAAAGAAGACGATGTCAATAAGCATGATGTAAGCCGCCTTGCCAGAGAAATCAATACATGGGAACAGATTAAAGTCTATATAGAAGATACTTGGAGCACATGGGAACCACCAACAACATATGCCACTAAGTATCCTAATAACAAGGTATATAGAACTCAGTCGGGTCATGCAATTGAAATAGATGACACACCTGATGCTGAAAGAATCCACATATACCATAAGTCTGGAACATACACTGAAATAAGTGCGGATGGAAGAACAGTAAATAGGATTACTGGAAATAACCACATAGCCATAGACAAAGATGATAACTTATACGTTAATGGAAACGTCAATATT